TCGCGCACGATCTGCTCAATCTTGCTCTTGTCATAGCACTTTACCAGGTTTTCCATAAAGGCTTCCAAGTAGGGGTTGAACTTCTCATCCATGTTACCGGGGAGTAAACCCAGTGTGTTACCCACTTCTATGGTTGCACGCGTCACATAGATGTTATCGCACTCCTTCTTGAACAAAAAGTCCAGTGCCGTCTGTGCAGATACCAGGGATTTACCACACCCCGCTCTTCCTGTGACTATAACAATCTGGTTCTCCCTGATGAGAGCTTTAGCATGCTTCTGCTCCTCGTTCAGTTCGACCAGGTACTTGATCTCGTTCTTGCGAACTCTGTTTGCTGGTTTCATAGTATAGGGATTAAATAAACACTTAGAAAAAATGGGCTGTATATAGCCCAAGCAGTGAACCTGCTGTTGCACCCAGTGAGTAACAGATACGCTCTGCCAGGGTGCCAAAGGCAATCTTCTTGATATTGTAACTCCAGATCATGGAGATCGCAAATGCTGCAAAGAGAACACCCCAGTACAGCTCACGGGATAGGAACACCGTGTTGATGGCCACAAAGTATACCTGGAGTACACCGGTGCCAAATAGCTTGATTTTGTCATTCATAGGTCTACAAGTTAGAAAGGTCAACAAAGCAAGGAAAATCAAGCTTTTGAGTTTAAACCTCTACAAATATATGAACAAATTTGTAGAAGTTAAACTTGTTGAGTATATTTGTAATGAAGAAGATCTACAAAAACTAACTTATGAGTACAGAACAACAACCAAAATCCAGGGAAGAGATTATTACCTGGTATAATGAGCAACTGGAGCTGGCACGTCTACGCACCGAGCTTACAGAGCTAAACAGCCGTGCAGTGGTTGCAGAGGCGCAGATGGTAGAAGCACAGCTGTTCCTGGCCAATGCCAGCCATCAAATGAAACAAGCAAAAGAGAAAGCTGAAGGTAAGGGTGGAGAAACTGCTTCAGATGAAAAACCAAACTCACAAGGTTTAAAGGTGGTTGAGTAAGCCACCTTTAGCCTTTCAATCTAAAACCCATGGAAGAAAAAAAAGACCTCACGTTTGGGCAAAAGGCAGTAGGCCTTACGTTCAATCCGTCAAATGATGATGAAGTAGGAAAAGCAAAGCAAGGCTGCGCTGATCTGATTGACCAGATGAACTACTTAAGAAACATCACAACAAGCCAGGAGCAGAAGAGACTTTGCTCCATTGCAATCACCGAACTGCAGGCAGCACAGATGTGGGCAGTCAAAGCAATAACCTGGAAAGACTAATAACCAATATCATGAGTGAACAAACCTTTAAACTACTTGGGTCACGCGTACTGTTAACGCGTCCCGTAAGACCAAAAAGCGCTATCCAGCTTTCACCAGAAGCGGAAGCGGAACTTGACAAAGAAATGATGGCCAAATGGACAGCGTTGGAAGTATTTGCCACAGGACCTGAAGTTACCCAGGTAAAACAGGGTGACAAGGTCTATGTACCGGTTACTTACCTGCAGCATGCTGACATCGTGGTCTTTGGAGAGGAGCAGAAAATGATGATTGCTGAACGCGACATCGCTCTGATCTGGTAATCCCTACTTAACAACCTGGTGCCCCTGTCACTTTGCTTACTAGAGTGTCACGAGGGAGCGCGTCAGATGCGGCTGCAGCGTAAATCTGACTAGCTGTGTAAGGTAAGACCAATGTCGAAGCGCTTACACATAGAGATCCTAAGCTAAAGTCGGGGATCCACAGTGCGGGGTAGAGCAGCGGTAGCTCGTCAGACTCATAACCTGAAGGCCGGTGGTTCGAATCCACCCCCCGCTACAAAGAGTAAGTGTTGCATTGGTTGAAGCGTTGAATAAAAACACGCCCACAGAGGTGGAACTGTTAGCCTTCTGCATCGCAGGGCAGGAGTTGAAGGGCGTAATGAGAGTGCAAGTCTCTCATGCAACACACGAAATTTAACCTATGAAAAACCATGGAAGTAAACAAAGTACAGAAGAAGGTCCGTGTGAGCTCCTTTGATTTGGTCAAGTACCAGATCATCACAGAGCTTATCTTCTTCAGAAAGGAACACATTATTCCTTCCGACATTGAACTCCTCACGCTACTGGCAATGTGGGGTCCTCTTGAACTCAGCGCATTTTGCAATGCCGCTGCCAAGCATATCTACAAGGATGTAACACCTGAGGAATTCTCTATCCGCTCACAGAACGTGCGCAACCGTATCACAAAGCTGGTGAAACGAAGCATCGTGGTGAAAAGCGGTTCCAATAACAAACAGGTGCAGATCCACCCGGAGCTTGTCATCCACCGCAAGGGGAACATTTTGTTGGACTATAATTTTCTGGCTCTTGAACCCGCTAAAGCGTAAGCAAATCAGTCAGAAAACTGCTGACATCACCGGCTATGACGTTGCCCTGGTAGATGAGATAGCCTCATTCTACTACACCTACGTGCAACGCAAGCTGGCTACACTGGACCATGTCAACATCAACGTTCCCAACCTGGGAACTTTTGTACTGGTCCGCTCGCGTGTACAATCCAAACTGGAACGCTACCAGGCATTTCACGACTCGGTGGATGAAGGTGAGTCTATCAAGGCTTATGAAACCAAGATGGATGTACGCAAACAACTGCAACTCTATAACAGTGCACTGTCCCTTATGGACGCAGAAGCTCAGAGAAAGCAAGAAGTAAAACAGAAAAAGAAGGAGAGCTATGCTAAAAAACGTGATCAAGATCTGGAAGGAGAAGGGTAAGATCCTGGAAGGTGTTACCAATTCCATTTTCAAAGTAGAACACATTGAACAAATAGCCACGCACCGCAAGGCTATCTGTGACTCCTGCCCTTTCATGCAGGAAAAAGGAGAGAAAAACTGTGTAGCTCCCGGCACTCACCCGTGCTGTCCACAGTGCGGATGCTCCCTGAAATTCAAGACCCGCTCTTTAAGTTCCTCATGTCCAGAGGGTTACTGGGATGCAGCGGTCACCCAAGAAGAAGAAGACGCTATCAGAGCAAGTATCAATCCTGAAAACCAAAACTAATGAGTCTAGTATTTCATCCGGAGTCACACAGCTATGTGTCAGTAGATCCGCAGGATAACACCCGCTGGATATCTGTCACCACGCTGATTGGTGCACTCAAGCAGCCCTTTGACGGCAAATCCATTGCGCAGAAGAGCGCTACGAACAAGAAAAGCAAGTGGTTTGGCATGACGCCAGAGCAAATACAGCAGGTCTGGAAAAATGAAGCGGATCGTGCGTGTAATCTTGGTAACTGGTACCATGATCAGCGCGAGCAGGACATCACCAACTGTGAAACCATCGTGCGTTATGAGACTGAACTACCTGTGATCCGCCCTATTGTGGACGAGAATGGCAAGAAAATGGCATCTTCTCAGAAACTTATTGACGGTATCTACCCAGAACACCTGGTATATCTCAAATCCGTGGGCATCTGCGGTCAATCTGACCTGGTAGAAGTAGCTAACGGTGAAGTACACATCACAGACTACAAGACCAACAAGGAAATCAAGACAGAATCCTACCGTAACTGGGAAGGCATCTCTCAAAAGATGAATGCACCGGTGTCTCACCTGGATGACTGCAACTTAAATCACTACAACCTGCAGCTTTCCATCTACATGTACATGATCTTAAAGCACAATCCTAAGCTCAAGCCAGGAAAACTGATCATTCACCACATTCAGTTTGAAGAACAGGAAGAGCCAGACCAATACGGCTACCCTATCACCAAACTTGACCAGGATGGCAACCCGATTCTCAAAGCCATTGTGCCTTACGAGCTGCCTTACCTCAAAGATGAAGTCATGGCCATCATGTCATGGTACAAGGACAACGCAGAAGCTATCATCAGGAAGAAAAAGTAATGAAGGTCCACTTTGATCATATTGAGGGTTTTGGAAAGGTGAAGCATATGGACTTCATCTTCTCCAATCCTTATGGAACCCTGGAGGAAGGCGAGTCAGGAGCAGACGCTTTGAAGCAAGGCTGGATCCCATGGGGTGATCAGTGGTTTAACCTAAGAAGTGTGCGCCTGGATCTGGAGTACTACTACCCTACTCAGACCGTCAGAAAGCTGGCCAGGAACATAGAAGTCGCTGCGGGTAATATACTACGCTACCAGGAAGAATATAAGCGCTTATATGAGAGCTATTGCGCTCATCATGATTTTGCAAGAGACATCCAGTGGGAGTATTTCCAGGACTGCCGCGTGATTGAGTATTACTACCAGCATAAACTTATTGGTATAAGCCTGTACAAGATCTACGAGGACCAGTTTGTGGCCATGCAGTTTGTATGGGACTATCAGGATCCTAAGCTTTCCCTTGGTAACGTGGCACAGATGCACGAGTGTGACCTGGCACGCGCCCTGGGATGCACGCACGTGTACCTGCTGGGTGGATATGAGCACTGCTGTTTGTACAAAGGATCCTTCAGAGGATTTGAATTCTGGACCGGCAAAGAGTGGAGCCAGGATAAGAACCTGTACAACGCACTGCTTCTGCGTGATGAAGCAGTAGAAATAAAAATCCCTGAGCTACAAAATGACAGTATTTGAGCCACAAAACAGAATTGAGGTGGAAACACCCAATGGGCCGGGGATCATCTGGCTGGTAACAGACTACGGTCATGAAACAGACACCATCTACACGGTGATCTTAAATGAAAATGGAGAGATGTGGCAGTATACCCACAAGGATCTCAGAGTAAAGAAGAACATAACATTTGGAAGAAATGGTAAAGCTATTTGATATACACAACGGGGAAGTGGTACCCTCAGAACATTGCCACACACTTGCGTACCTCAAACGCATTATGGAAGAATACCCTGAAGATCATGTGAAGGTCTATGCTTACCTGTTTTACATGACCTGTCCTAATCCTGATATGAATCCCTTTTTTGACGCGCCTGAAAATGAAAAAGAAGAAATTATTCTGTCACAGCTACAAGCAGAGTTCTCAACGGAAGATGACGCCATTATTGCGGCTCTGGAGCTCTGTAAAAAACTGTATGAAACGCCTACGTACAGAGCGTACATGGGTATCAAGCACATGCTTGACCGTCTCGCGAAATACATGGAGACTACTGCTATTGAACATGGTCGCGATGGAAATATCACAGCGCTGGTCAACGCTGCTGCAAAATTTGAAGCTATACGCTCTGCTTATAAGGGAACATATAAAGACCTTATGGAAGAACAGAAAAGCCAGGTACGTGGAGGCCAGCGACTGGCGTATGATCAGGAGTAAACCACTGGTACTTAAAAATGATAAGGCGTTTTATAATTGGCTGTTTCATTATAACGGGTATAATGATACTTGGTATGCGTTTCACCGCGATGACCTGGAAGCGTACTTCTCCGGCAGACAAGGAACCCACATAGTCTACAAGCACAGAGAGCTTGCAAAACTTATGAGTCATATTCAATTCACCAGAAAAACCAAAACCAAATGAAAACCTACAGAGTAATTATTGAACACAGAACTGACGGGCACATTATCACCCGTCCTGCTACACAGGTTCCTCAGAAAGGAAACATCATCACCATCTCACCTGACCAGTATGTGGTTACCGGCGTGATCTGGGATTATGCTGACGGCACCACTGTGAGAGTAATAGTAGACACCCCAGACGCTGACCTATCCTAATGTTTATATCTGTACCCACATATGACGCAGTGACCAAAGAGTGGTCACGAACTGACTTTGAGACCAGGGAGGAGTTTCAGGACTTCCTCTGGTCTGTATTCAAAGAGCCAGGCAAGTATGAGTTTGATGAGACCTCGCTGCTCTTCAATGCACAGGCGCGCGTGTTCAACAAGTACCGCGTGTTTACCAATGCACCCATGCGCAGTAAGGATTATATCAACTACTGGGATACAGAAAAAGACAAGTGCCGTAATGGAGTGATCTTCAAAAACGGTGAGAAGACCTGGTACCTTACGCGTGACTACTACATGTGGATCAACTTCCTGCCTATCTACAACAAGGAGGTAGGGAAGTTTACGTTTGCTGACGTGCGTGACGCGCAGTACCACATGGCTCTTTATGAGAAGCTGGCTGAGGTAAGCTTTAAGCATGCAGCCATTCTTAAAAAACGTCAGATAGCATCCTCCTACTACCATGCAGGGCGCATGATCAACATCTTCTGGTTTGAAGAAGGTGCTGTTTGCAAGATCGCTGCCTCACTCAAAGATTATATCAACGAGAAAGGTACATGGCGTTTCCTTGACGAGTACCGCAACTTCCTCAATACCTACACTGCCTGGTACCGCCCGTGTAACCCAGACAAGGTAATGTCCTGGGAACAGAAGATTGAGGTGAACCAGGGAGGAAGAAAGCGTGACGTGGGTCTGAAATCCGTAATGGCAGGTACAGCGCTTGAAAAAGATCCTACCAACGGTGTAGGGGGTCCGGTAAGATTCTTCTTCCACGAGGAGGCAGGTATTGCCCCTAAGATGAATGAGACGCTGGAGTACCTGCTTCCTGCCATGAAATCAGGTATGATCTACACCGGTATGTTCGCAGCTGCAGGATCCGTGGGTGACCTTGAACAGTGCGAACCCTTAAAAGAACTTATTCTCAACCCAGACTCCAAGGACGTACTGGCCGTTGAGACTAACCTACTAGATGCAGAAGGAAAGACTGGACTGTGTGGTCTGTTCATACCAGAGCAGTGGTCTATGCTCCCTTGCATTGACGAATGGGGTAATTCCCTTGTGGAGCAGGCCCTGGAAATGATCCTTGCTGAGCGCGAGGACTGGAAAAAGAAACTAAAGCCTGAGGATTACCAGCTACGTATTTCTCAGAAACCTATTAACATTGAGGAGGCATTTGCCTACCGCAAACTCTCACGCTTCCCGCTGCACCACATTCAAAAGCAGATCCGCCGTATTGAGGAGAAAGAATACTTCTCTGAGTACGTAGACCTGGAGCGCCAAAGTGATGGCAAGATCCAGATCAAGGAATCACGCAAGCTTCCTATTATGGAATTCCCTGTGTCTCCCAAGACAGAGAACAAGGAAGGTGTGGTGGTGATCTATGAGCGTCCCGTGAAGGATCCAACCTTTGGTATGTACTACGCATCCATTGACCCCGTGGCAGAAGGTAAGACGACCACTTCAGACTCGCTCTGTTCCATCTTCGTCTACAAGACTGCACAAGAGATCACCAAGCACAAAATGGATGGCACCATTGAGCAGCACATTGAGCGTGATAAGATCGTTGCCAGCTGGTGTGGACGCTTTGATGACCTGAACAAGACACACGAGCGCCTGGAAATGATCATTGAGCTGTACAACGCCTGGACCATTGTGGAGAACAACATCTCGCTGTTTATACAGTACATGATCTCCAGACGCAAGCAAAAATACCTGGTCCCTAAAAACCAGATCATGTTCCTCAAGGAACTGCAAAGTAACACCAACGTTTACCAGGAATACGGCTGGCGTAACGTGGGAACCATATTCAAAGGCAACCTTATCTCCTACGCGGTACAGTTCATAGAAGAAGAACTGGATCATGAGACGACTACCAATGGAGATGTTGTCAAAACCACCTATGGCATTGAGAGAATCCCGGATATCATGCTTCTCAAAGAGATGGCTGCATACAAGGATGGACTTAACGTGGATAGGCTGGTAGCTTTCTGTGCACTGGTGGCATTTGCCAAAGTGCAGGAAAGTAACAGGGGCTTTACCAAACGTGTTGAAAGAGAGGATCCTCATTTTGATAATGCTAAAAATTTTAGTAAATTACCTATGAGCACTCCTTTCCGCAATATGGGCAGGACGCATACCTCTTCTAATAACATGAGACCGCCCAGAAACCCCTTTAAGAATCTGAGGTAGAATTAACAGAACACACGATGCCATATGTGTACAGACATATACGATTAGACACTAATGAACCTTTCTATGTAGGAATTGGTTCTGATGAATTCTATAAAAGAGCTCATAGTCAAAACAATCGCAATAAGCATTGGAAAAACATTGTAAGTACGCACGGCTACAAGGTTCAAATTGTAATTGATGATTTGACCTGGAATGAAGCATGTGCAAAAGAGATGGAGTTCATTGCTCTTTACAAAAGAACTTTTGAAGGCGGATTGCTTGTAAACATAACTGCTGGGGGAGAAGGAAATCTCAATCCCTCTCCTGAAACACGAATGAAAATTTCAAATTCTCAAAAGGGAGATAAAAACTCCATGCATGGTAAGCCTAAAAATAAAAACTGGTATCAAGCAATGGAAAAGCTTAAAGGAGAAGGTAACCCTAATCATGGTAAAAAAATACCAGATTGGCATAAAGAGATACTTAGAAACACACACCTAGGAAAGAAACAATCTGCTGAAACTGTAGCTAAAAAATCAATGGCTACAAAAGGCAAGAAAAGATCTGTTGAGTCACGTGAAAAAATGTCTGAGGCAATGGGTAAAAAAGTCATTGACACCTCTACAAACACTATTTATAAAAACATTACAGCAGCAGCAAAAGCTTTTGGTTACAATAGACGCACTCTTAATGCGTGGCTTTCTGGTGCATTAACTAACAAATCAACGCTTATTTATTTTAAACATGAAGGTTGTTAACGCACTACAATTAAAGAATGGAGCGAAAGCTGACTACAACCGCATGGGTACACTTACCCAGCCTATTCAGTTTTTGGCTGCTGCAGATAAAGATGAAGCCTGGGGCGCATGGAACCTTGACTGGTTGGAAATGCAGGGTCTCAAGCAGATACGCAGGAATGCGCGAAAAATGCTCAAGAACTACAAGCTGGCCAATGGTATTGTGGACCGCAGTGACTATATCATTGAGGAAGACAACGAAGTAGCTGAGCTGATTGATATACTGACCAAGCAGGACGAGAGCGCATTTGAGCTCAAGTTCTTCCCTATCATTCCTAACGTTATCAACGTTCTGACAGGCGAGTTTGCCAAGCGCAATGACCGCATCACCTACCGTGCAGTAGACGAGTTCTCTTTCAATGAACTGATGGAGAAAAAACGCAGCATGGTGGAAGAAGTACTCGTGTCACATGCAGAGCAGAAGATGCAGGAAATGATTGAGTCCATGGGACTTAACATGGAAGATGAACAACAGGCAGCACAGGCACAACAGATGATGTCACCTGAGAGCCTTAAATCTTTACCAGAGATTGAAGAGTTCTTCCGCAAAGACTACCGCTCTCTGATTGAGGAGTGGGCCACACACCAGCATGCAGTGGATGAAGAGCGTTTCTTCATGAAAGAACTGGAGAACATTGCTTTCCGCGACATGCTTATCACAGACCGTGAGTTCTGGCACTTTAAGATGAACGAGGATGACTACGAGATTGAACTCTGGAATCCAGTTCTGACATTCTACCACAAATCTCCTGAAGCAAGATATATCTCTCAGTCCAACTGGGCTGGCCGCATTGACCTGATGACCATTGCTGACGTCATTGACAAGTATGGTTACATGATGGATGATGAGCAGCTACAGTCACTGGAGGCTATCTATCCTGTAAAATCAGCAGGATACCTGATCCCTGGTCAGCAAAACGATGGATCCTTCTATGACGCAACCAAGTCCTATGAGTGGAACACGCAAGGTCCTTCATTGGGCATGCGCCAGTTCCTATCTGCACGTGACACTTTTGTCAACACCGGTGATGATATTATCTACAAGATCTTCAATGAAACTGAGGACGCACAGGACTTCAATAATTGGAGTTTGCTTCGCGTAACCACTGTATACTGGAAAAGTGTACGCATGGTGGGACACCTCTCAAAGATTGATGACAACGGCATGCTCGTGGACATGATCATTGATGAGAACTACAAAGTCACACAGAAGCCAGTGTATGACACCTCTGTGCTCAAGAACAAAAACCGTGAGACGCTTGTCTATGGTGAGCACATTGACTGGATCTGGATCAATGAGACCTGGGGTGGTATCAAGATTGGTCCTAACCGTCCAAGCTTCTACGGCAACAACGACTTGCAAGGATTTGCTCCTATGTATCTGAATGTGAAGCCAGTACGCTTCCAGTTCAAAGGAGACTTCACTTTATATGGTTC